TCTTCATCCACTGCGACGCCTCGCCAAACCCGGCGATCACGGTGAGGGACATCCACCGGATGCACAAGGAGCGCGGGTGGTCCGGGTGCGGCTATCACATCTTCATCGACGACGCCGGCAGGTCCTGGCACGGGCGCGACTTGGAAAGCACGCCAGCAGCCCAGTCCGGCTACAACACAGGCAGCATCGCCATCTGCTGCAACGGCCTGCACCTGTCGGACTTCAGCCAGGCACAGTTCGGCGAGCTGCGCCGGATCTGTTCCGAGATCAACGAGGCCCACGGTGGCAAAATGCGATTCTCTGAGCACAACGACGTAGCGGCCAAGGCATGCCCGGTCTTCAACGCTTACTCGGTGCTGGGGCTCGACAGCGATGGGTACATGGCGTTTGACCCAGGAACCGACGTCAAGCCGTCGCCCAGCACGATTCCTATGGTGCCTATAGAGCTTCGCTTGGCGCAGGTGGGGGAAGGGGACAAGCACCCACACGTCGGGCTGGTGCAGCACTTGCTTGGGCTTGAGCCGGACGGAATTTTCGGCCCTGCCACCGACTGGGAGGTCAAGAAGTTCCAGGGTGCGGAGGGTTTGACTGCTGACGGGATTGTCGGCGAGCAGACCTGGGACCGCCTGCTGGACGTGGGCGCGTAACAAACAATGCCTCACTGTACGGTTACTTTCAATCTTCGCGGGTTGTGCATTGGGGCTGTACGGTGGGGCACCATTTCCGAGGTGACGTATGAGCGTAGTCGGCTGGCCAATCGGAAGCAGTTCCCCGGATGTTCTCGGGAGCATGGCGACCAATAACGACGGCAAAAACGTCGGCTATGAACTGATCGACACCGATTTAGCGGGGACGTGGCATGGCAACAGCAACAGCCTGCTCATCAATGTCCCAGAAACGCCGGGTGATAAGTGTTCGGGTAGAAAGATCATCGAGGCCGGCAACGGGCAGATGTGGTTTTTCTTGCAGAAGAACGGAGTGTTCAAAGCCTACTCGGACGGGTCTCGGGATGCCGCAAGACTGATCCGAGGTGCAGCGTTCGAGGGGCGTTTGTTCCATGTAACCCCGTTCCACTACACAATGGTTCTCGGCGCTCATCAAAGCGACAAAGCGGGTTGGTTTGGCAGCTATTACCCGGCGATGCTGAACATGGACCGGAACTTTGCCACGATCTTCTTGCTCGGGTCGTCGGGCGGTCTCGGCCCCGCGTGCAAAGACTACGGCATCTTGTTCAAAGAGCAGCAGTGGTTTACGAAGATCAGCGCTGATGTTGATCTTGAGCTTATGCGCTCAGCGCGGGCGATCAGCGATCAGTGGCTGTGGCAGGCGGCGCCAGAGGACAATGCGGCGGGAGAGCAGTACCCAGCGGACTGTCCCGATCCAGCCCCGACCTATCCAGAGGAGGGCATCAATAACTGCTGGGGCGGCAACACCGAGGACCTGCCCGAATGACCTACGCCGAGTTCAAGGCCCTGGTGCAGGCGTATCTCCACCAGGAGGGCAACCCCAAGGTCTCCGAGCAGGTGGATCACTTCATCGTGCTCGGCGAGGCCGCCATCAACCGGCGTGTCCGCACGCAGCAGATGCTTCAGACGGTGCTGCTGTCGGACCTGGAGACCGGTAACCCGCCGACGTACCCTGCCCCGACCGACTACCTAGAGGTGTTCGGCATTTGGGACAACAACACCTCGGTCGACTTTGTCTCGGTGCATGAGCTGCGTGAGCTGGGGCTCCAGACGGCATCTACGCCCACGACCTGTCCGATCCGGTACTCGATTCTCGGCGGGTTCTTTGTCTTCTCGAAGGCGCCTGGCGACGGGGCGACGTTGACCTACTACGCCAGGCCGCCGGCGCTCGCTGGCATTGTTGGTGAGATCACATCTCCCCTGTTCGACCGGCATCAGGATTTGTACCTATACTCTGCAATGACCGAGGCCGCGCCTTTCCTTCGTGACGAAGCGCGCGGCCAGTATTGGCAGCAGAACCGCGAGCGCATCTTCCAGGAGATTCGGCTGGAGAACTGGGATGCCCGCGCCCCGAAAGCTCAACCCCTACGTGTGAGATAACCCCATGGCGCTTGAAGGCAACTTCGACTTTCCCGACTCATTGAATCCGGCGAGCCCGGCGGATGGCGACAACATTTCCGAGGGAGATGACCATCTTCGCGGCATCAAAACCGTCATCCGCAATTTCGCCAAAGACTTCAACGGCACCCCCCTCGGCAAGAGCATCTTGGATGCTTTGTTTCCCCCAGGCGTTGCGCTGATCGTAACAGGCGATGCGCCGACAGCAAACCCGGCCAACCAGATTGGCGGTACTTGGGCCAAGCTCGGGTCTGGTAACGGGGAGATGACCCTGGACGACGGAGTTACCAAGGTGTACGTCTGGTTCAGGGTCGGCTGATGCCCTACGCGCGCTTCGACAATTTTGGCCGTGGCGGCTTCAACCCGGACTCCTATGAGACCGGGCTGGCCCCAGGTCAGTGGTCGGAGATGTACAACGCCGACATCTATAACGGCGACATCTATGCGTGTGGAGAAGAGCCCGTTCGGTTTGATGGTTGTCCTTTCCAAATCAGGTACAGCTACATCTACCTGACCGACGATAGGGCAATCTATGTCGCAAGCGATGGCAGTACCCTGGCCGCTTACGTCAATGGCGAATGGCGTGTGCTTCGGGAGGGACTGGGCGGCGGCATCGTCACCTTCGACACCTTCCTCGGAACGCTTATCATCAACAGCCTGACCGGCGGTGCTTTCTACTGGCGCGGCCTGACAGGCGTTCCTGGGCTGTCTCAGTGGTTCGAGGCGGACCAGTCTTGGAGTTCCGCGCAGAGCGTGCAGTGGAACAGCCGGACTGACAAAACAGTCGCACTGACCGCTTGGGGGAAAAGTGGAGGATACACCTGGGCAGGCGCCAGCGGCTTCCAATGGAACAACCTCCAAGAGGAGGTCTGCCCTCCGCTCCCAGGCTGGCCGTACCGTGCGAAGTGCTTGCAGATAGTCGCCTTTGGCAATCGGCTCGTCGCGCTCAGTGTTGACTACTCTCCTGCTGTCATTGGGACGACTTGGGCGTCTTCGGATGTTGAAACCTGGGCTGATGGAGATTCCCAGACTTGGCAAGACCTTCTTGCCTCCGGCAAAAATGCACTCGACGGCGAGAGTCGGGCGCCTTACCTGGTCTGGTGGAGCAGTGCGGCTCCGGCCGGGGCGGTTCCATCAGAGTGGTTGCCGTCGACAAGGAACACTGCGGGCGACGTTCTGCTTCAGGATACCGGCGGGCCGATTACGGGAGGCAAGAAGCTCCGGGACAGCCTGATCGTCTACAAGAGCGACTCCATCTATAGGCTGTTCGAGACCTTCTCGACAGACGCTGTGCTGGCGTATGAGCGTGTCCTGAGCCGTCCCAGCATTGAGTCTCCCTACGGTGTTGCGGAGTACGGGGAGGCGCACTATTGCATCAGCAAGACTGGAATCTTCGTTTTCAATGGGCAGCAGGCCCAGCAGATCGACTTTGACCGGGTTCATGGCGCGGTCCTGTCGGTCTCTCTTCTCCGAGGGTTCGATCAGGTCCAGGTGGTGGCGAACGAGACCGACGCCGAGGTCTGGTTCGGCTTCCGCAACATCGGGGCTGGTCCGCTGACGACGGTACTGAAGTACAGCATCCCGTACAACGCCTTCTGCGTGCATTCATACGGAGACGGGCTTACGGCGATGACGGCTGGGCAGTACGACGAGGAGTTCGTCGGCCGGGCGTGGAGCGACCCCCCTGTGGCTCGCTGGGAAGACGGCCTTGGCACGCCCTGGTCGGGTTCAGAGCTTCGAGGCAACCTCATCGACCGCGTGTTCTTGGCGAATAACAACGAGGTCAGGACATACGAACCCTTGCGCGGCGGGCGGCTCGGAAAATCCGCCCGGACGACAGAGCTGGTTCGGTACGGTGTGCGCCTCGCCGACCCATCGCAGAAGACCATGCTTCGTGCGCTCTACCCGGAGATGGAGGGCGGGGAAGCGGTCACGTTCCAGGTCGGCATCCAGCATCAGCCTTGGCTGTCTCTTGATGGGCAGCTTCCGCAAATCGTATGGGGGCCGGAGCGTGAGTTCCGCCCGGGCACTGACATTGAATTGCCTCTATGTGATGTAGGCTCGGTCTACGCAATCCGCGTCAAGTCCCGGACCGACTCGCAGGCGGACAATCCGTTTTGGCGGATTCATGCGCTCGGGTTTCACTTTGATGTCCTAGGGCAGTACGGATGAGTAAGGCCGGTATTCGTTACCGCCGCAGTCCGATCACGGCGGCAGAAAGGGACGCGCAGGAGCAGTTGGATCGAGAGTTCGCGAAGCTCGAGCGCGCTTTGTCGTTCGAGGTGCCGAAGAACACTGTCAGCCGTGATGAGCTGGACAGCCACATCCAGGACAGTAACAACCCACACGGCACCAGGCACTCTCAGCTCCCTGATCGAGGTGCCAACACCCATGCGCAGATCGACGCGCACATCGCAGACACGAGCATCCACGGCTCTGCGCCCGGTGACATCTCTGCGCACGTTGAGTATTGCTATCCGACGCTGACCACTTGGGGAGGTTCGTCGGGCGCGTGGAGGGCAGCCTCGCAGGCGTGGGGCTACGGCCAGCCCGACGAGAACCAGCATGCTGTGTGCGCCGTCAAGGGGCTGCCAGAGGCGCTGGCTGAGCTGCGGCAGGCGGATTTTGAGTTGTCCGGTCATGCCAGCCGGCTGGATAACCCCCACAACACGCTGCATGCGCTGTTGCCAGACAAGGGGAAGAACACTCACGCCCAGATCGACGACCATATCGCAGACGCTGTCATCCATTCGGCGGTAAAGGATCTGACAGAGATTGGCGCACCTCTGGAAACCGTCGATGATTTCGCTGTTTACGACGACAGTGCCGGGGCTCAGAGAAAAGCATCGGTTTCCAGGATCGCAGAATATGTGCTGCTGGACAGCACGTTCTTAGCGACTCAAGCAGAAGCTGAAGCAGGAACAGAGACCCAGGGGCGTGTCTTCTCGCCGCTCCGGGTCAAGCAAGCGATTGATGCACTCGCGCCGACCGGCGGCGGAGT